CTCGGCTATTGTCCTTTCTGCCCATTCTGAAAACTCAGAGAACAGTTTCTCCTGTTCACCACTAGACAACTCCTTTATTCCCCTGTCTCCAATCTTATCCTTAATCCATCGCTTGCTATTTTCCTCGCCTACACGCTTCATAAGATTCTTAATGCTTACTAGCAATGTGTCAGAGCGTTTCTCTTTGCTTTTAGCTGTCGGCCTACTTAATTCGGATGATGCACGGGCCACTATCTCAGCAGTAGCAAATATCTTATTTCTGTCATTCCCGCTATTGTTTTCCGATTGTGAAAGATATCTCAAATATCCATTATCCACATCACGCCACGCTAAATCACTATGCTTGCCAAAGCCAAGTTTTCTATCTCGCATGGAATCATTCCAATCCAGTTCTTTTTCATTCACCGGCTCTTCCTTTTTCACGGGCTTAGGTTTCTCGTTATTACCGTTTTTTTGCTGAGTTATAGCATTAGCAACTTCGTCTGCTGAAGCAAACTCACCACCGCCGAAACCTGCGCTAGCTAAAGCACGGCCTATGGCTGATGTCTCACAGTTCTCAAGGGCGGAAGTATTATTAATCATACTACTCCCATACACTTCTTGAGCGTGTCCTGTATATATTTGGTCATTGACAGAGACGGTGGCCTTCATGACGACTACTTCACCGTCATCTCTTATTATTTCGGTGACAATACTTGTATTTTCGCCACTGTAATTTTCGTGGAATAATTCCACTCTTTCAGCGACAAGAACGTACTGTTTACCGTGTATATTAACTGCCATAATGTATTCTCTTGGCTCCTTTCCGGCATTCCCTATCTCTCAACCCTTCTAGGCTCTCGATTTCATTTTTTAATTTGTCGGCTTTTTCGTTTTTATACATTTGCTCAGCGCATTTGTTAAGCAAATTAATCAGAAAGCCAACTGTCCTAGTCCGTAATATTGACGGGTCTACGTATCTTCCAATCATTAGGGATGCCTCGGTTAGTTGGTTTTGAATGTAAAGCTATTGACCTCTTCTTCCTTAAATCCTTCAGGGCAATCTCCAGACTCCTTAATATGCTCAAGGATGCTTTTTTTGTCTGGTTTTTCTGTCACTCTGGTGGGGATATCATTATCCCAACTGAATTTCAATAGCGATTCATTATCTTCAGGCCAAATAGGCTTATTTCGAGTGACATATCTCAGAGTGCCGTTCGGCACTTTTATCGTCTTTTTACCAGTAACTTCTGCCTGTGCCATTGAATAGGTCTCCATCCGCATAGAACGTGCCTTTATTTGGGCCTTAACGGTGTCTATACGGCGATTATAAAACTCTACCGAGTCTTCCTTGGCAGATTCTAATTCTTCAATTTCCTGCTCCAATTCTCCAATTTTAAAAAGCATTCGGTCTATGTGGATTTCTTTAAATTCATCACCCATCCGCCACTTATCCTGCACATTATCAAGTTCTTCAAATATATCCTTTTGCTCTTCAATCATTTCGATGTTCATTTTTTCTCCCATTTGTTTTCTGTTGTACGGCTAACGGTTACTTCCCTTTGCTCTTTTGGTATCACAACCTTAAACCCAAGGCTTTCAGCTATGCCGTATATCCTAATAAAGAAATCATCCACGTCTTTTTTTGTTGTTTTCTCAGTTCTCTCAATCCGCATTTTCAGTATGTCTTCTATTTCCATTTCGAGTCTATTGATATTCCGGGTACAACGAAGTTGTTAAAATATGGGCATTGTTTATCTTGACGCTCAAGCACACATTGTTTCCCTGCATATTTAGGGTCAATCCAAGTATGTAAAGTATTTTTTTCATCCCTATTAAACATTGCGCCCACACATTTACCGTTATTGTAGTTAGCACAGTGACCCCGTGCTGTCTGGATTTGCTTTTTCATTGTTGTTCATAATTATTAATTAATTGTTCTTCACTAAAGTTCAGAACAATTAATTAATATTAACAACAGGGCGTTGACTTGAGCTGTAAATAAAATCATCAAGGTCTACTTTAGAAATTCGATAAACCCTTTCAAGCCGAAGAGCCTTCAATTTGCCGGATTTTATATACTTCCTAACAGTGGGAACGGAAACCTTAAGCTTAGAAGACACTTCTGTTACAGTTAAAAATTCTTGCAAAACCACTCCTTACAATGTATTAATTAGCTACATTAGGCATAAGTACACTTAATTTAAGCACATTAAGAGTAAGTTACAATGGCTTTTTTTTACTTTTCCAAGCTTTTCTTTTATATGTTAAAAATTCAGCTCCTTCTTTTGGGTCAAAAATTGTTGTGATTAATCTACGGTCATCGTCGTCGTAGCTAGGGTCAATGATAGTAACCGGAGAATTAAATATGTTTTTATCATCTAAACCCATTTTATCTGCAAACTTATCTATATTTTTAAAAGACGCAACTTGCAGCGCATGTGAAATTAGCCCGCTAGCAGGGTCTTTTAGCACCTGATACCCAGACACATGGGTGTGTCCGCAGGTTAAAATATGGTCTCGCCAACCTGTCTGCACGGCCCTGCTGACGGCATGGGCTGTATTCCACATAGAATGGCCTTTAAAAGTGTGTCTGGCATTAATTCTTACTTCCTTACCATTAGGGAATACAAGATTCATCCTAGCACCAAACGCCTCATACATCCCTACATGGTCTCTCATAATAAACTCTATTGGGTCTCCATCGCCTGTCCATATATCATGATTTCCAGCGATTAAATATATCCAAGGCACTCTTCTTAAAAAATGCTCAGTTAGCATCCAAGACTCTTTGGCTGTTGTAGATTGCTGACCATATAAATGCGATAGTCTGCCTATCCAATTATTTTGAACATCGCCAAGATTACCAGCAAATAAACCTTCGGTGCTATTAACTAAATCACATAATGAATATATCTCTGAAATATTAGTGCCATCATCATCCACATGCGGGTCTCCAAAATGAACAATACCAATTGGCCCCTTGGTATGCACATCGACCCTAATTAATTTTTTCTTTTTTCTGGCGTAGCTTTTTGTTTCGTAACGCTTATTACGATAAGCTATAACATCTTCAATGTTCATCTCTTCTATGGGGATATCAGAGATGGTAAACTGAGCTAATTCAGTTATTTTTGGGGCAATTGTCTTCCTACTACACGAATTGCAAAAATATCTTTGTCGTTTTCTATTATTTTTCCAATATTGCCATCCGTCTTTACGAATATTAGTCGCATTGCATCTTGGGCATACTACAGTATTGCCGTCAGCGTCTTTCATAGGGCCAACATTATATGACCCATGTTTTTCAGACACAAGCTACCTCGCTATTTGTTGTCTTTACGTTTGTCCGCTAGCTCAAGAAAGTGTGTAACAGTCCCGCGTCCTAAATCAGAATTGTACCATTTTTTCCAGTACCTAGCACATTCCTCCTGCGTTTTAGGAAGCGGCTTAGGAACGCGTCTATATTTTAATCTACAAAAAACAATACCAGCCGCGAAATTCATCCATAACAGGTCTTGAAGCTTTTCTTTATCTGGCTCTATTAATAATTCTGGAGAAATAAAAAGTACATCTGCTATTTTCTCTGCTAGCTCGGCCCTATATGCAAGATAGTTTTTACAAGTATCATAAGCTGTTGCTATTTCTATTTGCCAAGGTGAAAAGGCAGGGCCATCTCCAATTTGCCTTATATATTCATACCGGGATTCAGCAAGGCCGGTTAAAAAGACCAGCTCAGATGCTAGCTCCGAACCAAGACCGATTTTAGTAAGAACGTAATCAATAAGTTTACGAACCTGTCTGTGGTTCACTTAAAATAAACCCCATTTTGCTTTAAGAACTGCTTTGCCTACGTCAATTAATTCTTTCATAACAGCGTCTTTTTCTTTTTTAGTTAGCTCACCATCTGCATAAGCTTCTTCCAGTTTTTTAAAAACATCAACGCATTCTTTAACTATGTTCTTATACTTTGTTGCTACTAGCGTAGCAATACCAGCTACAATAACACCGCCTAAATAGAAGGCGTTTGTCCAACTTACCCATTCACTCATTATACTAACCTCATTATTATTGATACAATTAAAGGCACTACAAGAATGCCAACAGAACCAACAGTACCTATCTTAGTCAAATTAGTCTTGTTTTCCTGCACCTGACCATTGATTTTTTCAATATGTTTCTCAACTCTTTGCAATGTTTTAAATATACTTATCTGCCTTTCCTCTAATTTAACAAGACGGGCAGTATTTTCAGCCCTATATTCTGCTACTGTTGCCCTATTTCCTGCCATTTATCCTACTCACGCTACCTTTTACTTCCATCATAACATCTGATAAGTCATTAACTTCTTTAACCATATCTTCATGCCGTCTGTCCCTTATTTCATCTGATTTATTCCAACGGTCTATCAGTTTAATTATCATACCCTCCATATTCTCCAGCGTTTCACTCTGTCCTTTATTCTCAATGCGCAAGTCTTCAAGAGACTCCTGTTGCTTTGCGCTCTTCTGACTTAAGGAAATAACGAGATATACAAACATCGCCCCCACAACGCCTATCATTCCAGCCTCGCTGTATACTGCTAAAAAATCTACCATTAGTTCCTCGGGAGATTGCCATATATACTTACATAATGATTTATCTTAGCTAATATCTCACTAAAAGACATGGCTCTCACTTCTTTTTTTTCTTTCGCCAACTTAGCGGGTTTAGATTTAATTCTTTTTGGTACCATTGCAATTCTTCTTCCATCTTAGCATATCTTATTTGCTCATCCTCTATATGCCTATCAACCAATTCACCGATTTGGGCAGTCGAAGCAGCCATCCCTTCTTCAAGGGCTTCAATTCTTGCGATAATATTCCAGAAACCATAAACCAACATCCCACACAGAACCAGAATCTGTCCCAGCCATTTAATGTTGAAAGAGAAAACCATGTTATCATCCACGAGAGTTCCCCGATAGCTTCTGGCTGTAGGTGGTTTACCACTCACTTAATCTCCCAGCCAGCTATTGACCAGCCTGAATCACATCCAGTAAATAATGATACTATGCATAAGATAGCCAGCAATAGTATCATTAACCCTACAAATACTTTAAACTCATTCGGTTTCAACTTCTTCAGGCTCCTTATTCAAGTCTGCCTTCAGAGCATCTTCAAATGCTTGCAGACCAAATCTCATCTGAGTCAAATTGAAATTTGCTCTATTAATTTTATTCATCAAATCTTCCCGATGCTGTATCATTACCTTTTGATTGTCTGTCATTGCATCCAATTCTTCTTGCGTGTATTCTTTGTCAAACAACTTGTATGTCGGTTCTTTTTCTTTTTTCGACATTGCATTATCCTTTGTGGTTTGTTATTTAATGTGAATCAACCCATGCTTTCTTTTCGATTGTAGCTTCGGGTTTAATCACTAAAGTCTTTTTTGCTACCGCTTTAACAGCTTCTGATACCAGACGTTTCTCTGTTACAGCATCTTTCGCCTCAACGGCTGGCTCTACTTCATATTCTTCCATCTTTGGTA